GTGTTCCTCTTCGCCATTATCGTGTCCTCCTGTTTCTTTCTTTTATTATACCACTGTCACGATGTTTTGGCAATTTTGTGTTCAGTTTCTAGGGTACATTATACTAATCCAATTGGCACCAATGGTGACTTTTTAACAGGAACAATCGAAGTCAATGATCCTATACAGTTTCTTGAGGATATTTGCGCCGACTCAAGATGTGATGTAGAAATAATTATTGGTAAAGAGTATAAAAAAACTGGCGAATATTATATTGAAATTTATGATGATTATAGGGAGTGAAAATTAAATGATTGGTGTTTTAGTAGTAACTGATAATATAAAAGAATGGGAAGATAAGTTTCAGGCTTGTATGAAATTCACTTCAGAACGACGCGATATTTACAGCAATGAATTTTATTTTAAAAATGAAGTGTTTTCAATATACATTGTAAAATCTATAAAAGAGCAAAGAAGAGGTTATAGATGGAGTGCAATAATCTTGGACAAACCAATTGATACAGAAATCGAATTCCAGTTCCTTAGACCACGCATTTGTAGCGTGGTAAAGACCGACAACTATTATAAAGAAATTGTAGAAGAACGGAAAAGACGTAAATTTATAAGAGGTAAAAATGGCAAAGGAAATAAGGAACTGTTATGATGGCTTGCCACAGTATAATTATCTTGCATTAATGTGCGACAAGTGCGGTCGTGATGTAGATGAGTTATACATCGTAGGCGACGAAGACGAAGACCAGAAAGAAGAGCTGTGCGAAGAGTGCGCAAAAGATAAAATCATGGATTACATAGTTGGATGTGATTTTAGAGTAGAAGAGCTGTGCGATATGGCAGTCATAGGGTATAAACAAATTGATATAAACGATTTTATAGACGACTATGATAATGATGGCAACCCAATCAAGAATATATACTTATAAACGAGGTGGTTTTATCAAACAAGAAAAGGTAAATTATATTTTTTTAATACTAAAAATACTTGTTATATTACTGTTTATAATCGAGTTTACAATATTGCTAATCAATGTGCATGGTACACCCATAGAAAAGAAAATCATTAATAGCAACGAAACCGAAGTCGGTAGGCAAAATGAAATTGATTGTCACCTCACTTCGGCTCGAGCTCTAGTCGGTCATTTACATATTAATAAAATGATTATGGCTTCAGATACCATTGTAAGAATGTCCGATATATTTATCGTAGAGGAAGAAGATATTGTTATTGATAATATTGCCGAAGATATAATGAATGAACCTTGCGAACCAGAAATCATTATTGAACAGCCGAATAATTATGTCGGAACGTTTGAGGGCACTTGGTATTGTGCCACAGATATGGGATACTCGACGCCACCATATGGCTCGTTTGGACGGACACTCGAGACGGGTTATAGCGTGGCGTCTAATTATTTTCCGAGCGGGACTTTGCTTTACATTGAGGGAGCTGGCGTTACGGGGACTTACCGTGTCGATGATACGGGCAGCATGTCGAGTAACGTTATTGACTTTTACTATTGGGATAGAGCGTTCGTACCTCAAAGCTTTTTGATGTCGGGACGTATCAATATCGAGGTTTATATATTGTAATGGAGGAAAACAAATGAAGGATTGTTACACTTGTGACGAAAGTAATTGTGCTTTTAGTGGACAAAATTTTTCGTCAAAATATGCGGCTTTGCAGATTAATGCAATTTATTGCAACAGTAGAAAGCGTGCTAAAGAACAGCTTGAGATTTATGCAAAAGAACAAGCATCTGATATCAAAGTATTGCGAGATACATTGTATGATGTTTCTTATTGTATAGGTTCTGAAACATGGATCTGGATTAATCCGTCGTTTATGTGTAAGGGAATAAAGCCGACCAAAGCCCTTATTGATGCCACCCTCGGCAAACAAATTATTCATAATGTTATAAGACCATGCTTGACTTCTGCCAAACAGTGTGAAGTCAAATATTTTAACCTGACAGAGATAAAGGAGGAAAAATAATGAAAAAATTTCAAACAATAATGATAGCAATTTCTTTAATTGCCGTATTTTTATTGGAGCCAACTTTTATATTTATAGTTAGTTATTTTGGCGGTTTGGTACTTAATTGGATTTTCGGCAGTATGGTTGTCGAAAGCCTAAATATAATATTTGGAACAGATAGGTTTGCCACCGATATGCTCCCGTGGTTAATAGCAACAGTGTCAACGTTTGCAAGCTTTTTCAAAAGCCACAATGTTGGCAATAATGACAAGTAATCGAGGTGACAAATAAGATGAAGGATCCAAAGGGAGCAAGACGTAAATATTTAGGTTACATAGAAATGCAACGAATGATTGCACGTTATCCAGTTGAGTGTAAAGAGCTTGTGTACAGAAAAGAAACAGAAGAAGAAAAAAGAATAAGAGAAAAGCGCAAACTTATAAAAGAAATGCACAAGCAAAAATATCAATTACATGTATAGGAGTGATTATAATTGAAAAGCGCATTTATTAGATTATCGACAATTAAAGAGGTGCAAGAATTTATAAAGATTGTATCAAGGCTAGATTTCGAGGTCGATCTTAAGCAGGGTCGCTATAGAGTGCCTGCGACAAGTCTTATGGGGATTTTTGCCCTCGATTTAGGTGAATTAATAAAATTAGAATTTGATGCAGAAAAAAGTGGCGTAGTTACGCGCTTTTTCGCACCTTTCATCGTGGAGGAAAGCAAGTGAGAGTAGAAAATGTTAAAATTCACGATTTGGATGAAAGTTTCAAGGCAAGCAAATATCCTATGACGGTTGAGCCAGAAAAGTGTACAAATGAGTATACTTCCAGAATAAAAAGTCTTGGCAATAGCAAAGGAGGACACGATCAGTTTTTGAGCGGTGTCCTCGTTTCTTTTGATTTGACCTGTAGCAATAAAATGTGGATTGAGGCTGAAAGATACAAATATTTGGTTTTCGTTTCAAGTCAATCTACCATGCACCGAATTTCCAAATTAGATATAGCCGGGCAGTGTAATGAATATGTCGATGAAAAAATTATCGAGAGAGTCGAGGAGCTTAAAGATATATATAATCAGACAAAGGATACAGAAGATTATCTTCGTTTGTTATACAATGTTCCCAGTGGCTTTGAACTTACCGCACGACTGACGACAAACTACCGTTGTTTGAAAAACGTTTGGGAACAACGTCATAATCATAAATTACCAGAATGGAGAGAGTTTTGCAAGTGGATTGAAAAACTTCCTTATTTCAAAGAGATGTGTTTGAGTCAATATTTCAAGGAGGGCAATAATGAGTAAACCGTTATTTTGTATTCTCGGAGCTTCGGCAAGCGGTAAATCAACGCTTGTGCAAAAACTTGAAATTGAGTTAAACATGAAACAGATTGCCTCTTATACAACACGCCCACCAAGATATGAGGGTGAGGCGGGACATACTTTTGTAACTGAGGAAGAATTTCAGAGTCTTAGCGACATTGTGGCATATAATTATTATCTGGACAACCATTATGGTGTTACGTCTCAGCAAATTGACGACGAAGCTCATGACCTCTATGTTGTCGATCAGACAGGTTTAAATGAGCTTAAAGAAAAGTATAAAGGCGACAGAAAAATTTATTCGGTATACATAGATTGTCTGCCTCTTAATCGGTATGACCGCTTGTTTGACCGCTATTTTAAAATGTACCAAAATAGCCTCGTGGCAACAAATCGTGCAATGGAGCGTATTAAACAAGATGAAATTGAATTTGAAAACTGCAATCTTGTAGTGGATTATGTAATTACTAACAATGATAATATTGAGACAGCATATGACGAACTGAAAAATTATATTCAGGCGATAACTAAAAGGGCAGGATAATGACAATGAAAATAATTAACAAGAGCAATTATAATGGTATTGTGTATCTTTCTCATCCATACGGCGGTAAAAAAGATAATCTTGACGAGGTTAATGAGTGTCAAAGATTGTTGACGATTATGCATCCTGAAAATTTATATTTAAACCCTATAGCTATGTTCGGGAGTTTGTATGATTGTACGAGCTATGAGCAAGGGCTAAATATGACTTTGTTTCTTCTCGAAGAACTGGCGGATCGCATGGTGATATGTTCCGATAGCTATATGTATTCTAAAGGTTGTCTGACCGAAATTGCGTATTGTAGCGAAAGAGGAATTCCGTATAAGTATTTAACACTTAGCCAGATTAAGAAAGAATATGAAAAATACATAAAGGAGCATAACAAGAATGGCTAATTTTATTATTGGTATTTTGGTCGGGCTTGTGTTTGGCTTTTTGATAGCCTATAGGACAGTGATTGAGATGCTTGATGAATTAGACGAGAATGATAAAGGGGGGGGGAAATGCCAATGGAACTGAAAGCAAATCTGAAAAGACCTAGACCTTGGCGAATCGGCGTGGATTGCGACAATGTTATCAATAATCTAGCAGAGAGTATTATTGATGTTTATAATAAGGACTATAATGACAATTTGTCTATTGCCGATATAACCACCTATAATATGAGACAGTTCTTTAAAAATGTACCTCAAGACAAATTCTGTGACTATTTCACGGATAAGAGGGTATGGGACAATATAAAAGTGCTTGAAAATTGTGTTGCTACATTGAAGAAATACCATGATTTAGGTTGTGAAATTTACATAGTAACAGCTACAGCCCCACAGAATATTTCTAGTAAGGCGGCTTGGTTACAAGAACAACTTCCATTTTTAAATATGTATGATAGTCTAATAGTCATAAAGAACAAGCAAATGCTCGGTAGGGGTATTGATATTCTAATTGATGATTGTGTAGATAATTTAGTTGATGGCTATTACCATAAAATTTTATTTGATTATCCATGGAATAGACATGGCTTTGAGTCATATGAAAGTAATATTCATGCGTTGTATCAAAAATATCGTTGTAAGAATTGGAACGATATTGACAAGGCAATTAGTACTATTATGGAAACTGAAATTGGTATAGAAATATATTTGTAGAAAATACAGAAGGAGCGATAAAATGAAAGTAATAAAAAAGGACGGAACATTAGAAGATTTTGATTATCAAAAAATAATCAATGCCTGTAGCAAATCAGCTAACAGGGCATTGGAAAATCTTTCAGATAAAGATTATGAAAAAATTTGCTCTGCTGTTATGGATTACATAATGGAAGAAGATCTAGAAAATGATTGTATTTCGGTTGAGGCGATACATGCAATAGTCGAGCGCACCTTGCTTGACCTTTACCCGAAATCAGGTGAATGTTATAGGCAGTATAGAAATTACAAAAAAGACTTTGTTCATATGATGGACGATGTATATACCAAGTCTCAGGGCATTCGTTATATTGGCGACGTTTCAAATGCCAACACTGATTCTACTATGACTAGCACACAGCGCAGTTTGATTTATGGTGAGTTGAACAAGAACCTGTATGATAAATTCTTCTTGAATGTTGAAGAAAGGCAGGCGGCTAGAGACGGTTATATTTATATTCATGATAAGAAAGACAGACTTGACGGTATAAACTGTTGTATTTTCGATATGGCAAATGTTTTGTCTGGCGGCTTTGAAATGGGTAATATTCATTATAACGAGCCTAAGACACTTGACGTTGCCTTCGATGTTATAAGTGATGTAACAATGTCGGCAGCTAGTCAACAATACGGTAAGTAATATTGCCGTAATAAAACCTACTTAACCTTGCTAAAGGGTGTGACGAAAGTTGCTAACGGTGAAACCTAAGTCATAATTGATATGGTAATACCGTGCTATCTAATTTCCATAAGAAAATTAGTGAGAGGTTTAATTATGGAGGAAATAATTTTTGAAAATGAAATTGCTTATAAAACTAAATATGACGGATACTATGTTACCAAAAGTGGCAAAGTAATAACTACTAAAGTTAAAGGTGGACAAGGGCGAATAAATATATTTCAACCAAGAGAACATTGTTATAAAGTGGATAAAGATGGATATTTAGAAGTATGCCTTTCTTTTATAGAAAATAATCGACATATAAGGAAATATTACCGAGTACATAGATTGGTATATGAAACACTGATGGGGGATATTCCGCAGGAATTGACGATCGATCACATAGATGCAAATCCTCAAAATAATTCAATAGAAAATTTGCAAATATTAACTAGAGAAAATAATACGAGAAAAGCATTAAAAAATAAAAAATCGCCAAAAAGATTTATGTATCAATTATACAAAAACAATATTTATGTTGGAACATTTGATAGAAAAGAATTGGGAAAAAATATTGGATTAAAAGGTAAAGACTTCTATCAGGATACAAACAATAAAAAGCAATTATTACTTCAAGGTTATCAATGGAATTTAATATAAATGGAATTTAGAGAGTGTAGAGGACATCGAAAGAATATCATAATATTATAGCTTTTATTATGAAAGTAATCGAGTAGAGTAGATTATGAGATTGGCACATAATTGAAACAGTAGGCACAATTAGCGGTTGTGAAGATATGTTGCAGTGCGGTATCCAGTATAGAAATATACATCTGCATTGGGTTTTACAATACCTAGAGTTGATACTCTTTTAGCCCCATATGCCGAAAAAAGTTATCAGAAATATGTTGACGAATATTTAAGCATATGTGATAACGGTGACAAGAATAAAGCCGACGAATATGCAACCAAAAAAGTCTATCGGGATTTTGAACAGGGCTTTCAATCATGGGAAATGGCGTTTAATTCCGTGGGGTCATCAAGAGGCGATTATCCATTCATAGCCATTAGTTTTGGCATAGGCACAAGCAAGTGGGAAACCATGGCAAGCGAGGTGGCATTAAAAACACGAATGGGCGGACAAGGAAAAGAGGGCTTTAAAAGACCTGTACTATTTCCAAAGCTGACGTTTTTGTACGATGGAAATTTACATGGTAAAGGTAAAAAGTTAGAATGGCTTTTTGATGTTGCCATTGATTGTAGCAGTAAAGCGATGTATCCAGATTTTTTATCTTTGACAGGGGATGGTTATATTCCTGAAATGTATAAGAAATATGGAAAAGTTGTTAGTTTGATGGGATGCCGCGCGTCACTATCACCTTGGTTTGTAAAAGGTGGCATGAAACCAAAAGACGAAAATGATTACCCTGTCTTTGAGGGTAGATTTAATCTTGGTGCAATATCATTACATTTGCCGATGATATTAGCAAAGGCAAGGCAGGAGAATAAAGATTTTTATGAAGTTCTTGATTATTACCTCGAACTTATAAGAAACCTGCACAAAAGAACGTATGAATTTTTAGGAGAGAAAAAGGCATCGACGAATCCAATGGGATTTACTCAAGGTGGTTTTCTTGGTGGCAATCTCAACCCTAATGATAAAATAAAACCAATACTTTCAGCTATGACTATGAGTTTTGGTATCACTGCTTTAAACGAATTACAGCATTTGTATAATGGTAAGTCACTTGTAGAAGATAGTGATTTCGCCTATGAAGTAATGCAATACATAAATGACAAGGCAAATGAATTTAAAGAACAAGACCATATACTATACGCAATTTACGGTACTCCTGCCGAGAGCCTGTGTGGGCTTCAAGTTGAACAATTCCGCAAGAAGTATGGTATCATAGAGGGCGTATCAGACAGACCATACGTTTCCAACTCATTCCATTGTGGCGTATGGGAACATATTACCCCAGTTCAGAAACAAGATACTGAAAAGCGTTTTTGGAATTTGTTCAATGGCGGAAAGATACAGTATTGTCGTTATCCTATATCGTATAATAAGGAAGCTATCAAAACACTTGTAAGACGTGCCATGGATTACGGATTTTATGAGGGCATAAATTTAGCATTATCATATTGTGAGGATTGCGGTTATGAGCAACTAGAAATGGATAAATGCCCGAAGTGCGGGTCGGAAAATATAACTCAGATTGATCGAATGAATGGCTATTTAGGCTTTACTAGAATACATGGTAAAAGTAGATACAATGCCGCAAAGGTTGCAGAGATAAAGGATAGGGTGAGTATGTAATGAACTATCATAATATAACCAAGGATGATATGTTAAATGGTGACGGGCTTAGAACTGTCCTTTGGGTATCAGGCTGTAATCATCATTGTAAAAACTGCCAAAACCCTCAGACATGGGATAAAGATAGTGGCATACCATTTGATTTTGACACTCTCTTTGAAATATGGAACCAGTTAGACAAGTCGTATATTTCAGGTATAACATTTTCAGGCGGCGATCCTTTGTTTCCTGATAATCGTGAAATAGTATGCGCAATATCCGCACTAATAAAAGATTGCCATCCTACCAAAACTCAATGGCTGTATACAGGTTATAAGTGGGAAGAAATTAAAGACCTACCTATTATGGAGCACCTCGATGTAGTCGTTGATGGTCAATACGAAGATGACAAACGTGACATAACATTAAAATGGCGAGGATCAAGTAATCAGAGGGTTATTAATGTACAAGAAAGTTTAAAGCAAAACAAAGTTATTCTTTGGTGTGATTAATAAAAAAAGGGTTTGCATTTTAGCAAACCCTAATAGATTATTAGCCGCCACAAATCATAATTTGTTCAATATTATGTTCAACGAATGATAGCGACTAATCACATCTTAATTATAACATATAGAAACAAAAAAGTAAAGTGAGGTATCTTAATGATTTATGTTGCAGAATTTGAAAAAGTAACAAAAGAGCGTTTTGAATATGACATGGTAAAGAGCGGATATACAGATTTTTCGTATGATAATATTATAATACCAACAAGAGCAACGTCTGGCTCAGCGGGCTATGATATACATACACCTGTAGCAATCAATGTCAAGGCGGGTGAAACTGTCCTTGTCCCATTGGGCATACGTTGCAAAATAGACGAAGATTGGTTTCTGGCAATTGTCCCGAAATCAGGCTTGGGCTTTAAATACGGAATGAGGTTATCAAATACCTTTGGCGTAGTAGATAGCGATTATTCGCATTCAGAGAATGAAGGGCACATTATGGCAAAGTTCTCAGTGGACAAGGATTTAGAGCTAAAGGCTGGCGATAAATTGTGTCAAGGTATTTTTATTAAGTATGGCATTACTGTTGATGATAAAGCCGACGGCATAAGAAATGGTGGCTTTGGAAGCACCGGAAGATAGTGTTAAAGCTTTTGTGGAGGTACAACAAATGGAACAGATCTACACAATAAAAGAAGCTGCTCAAATTCTTAGAGTAAACACGAATTACATATATCGAGAAATAGGCGAGGGTAAAATTAAAGCTGTAAAGATAGGTTCATTAAAAATACTTGAGTCGGAATTGCTTAGATATATAGATACAAAATCATCGTAACGTAGAACACGCACGAATGTGTGTGCTTTTTTCGTATTAACTAAGGAGGAGAATTATGGCAAGATTAAATGTGCGTAAGCGTGGCAGCAAATGGGAGTATCGTTTTGAAGGTGCGGCAATTGACGGCAAAAGAAAACAGTACACAAAATCTGGATTTACTAATCGTAAAGCGGCGCAAAAAGCAGGTACGCAAGCCATGAACGAGTATAATAGAACTGGCAATGTATTTGTTCAATCAGAAATAAGTTTTAACGATTACCTTAAAACTTGGTTTGATGTGATTTGTGAAGCAAAACTTAATAAACAAACAAAAGCCAATTACCAGAAAAAGCTAAGATTATATATATTGCCTGAATTGGGGAAATATAAAATAAGTTCGCTAACTCCTCCTTTATTACAAAAATTTATAAACAAACTTTATGATTCAAAGATGAGCAGAAATACTTTGTCGGTTATTAAATCGATCCTTTCAAGCAGTTTAAGTTATGCCGTAGAACCACTAAATTATATTTCTTCAAATCCCATGGCATATGTTCAATTGCCAAGCAAACGTTTGGCAACGGTCGATTCTAAGACTCGGCCGCATTATCTAATCTCGGAAGAAGACATGTTACGAATTTTTGAGCGTTTCCCAGAGACCTCTTCTACTCATATACCAATGATGTTGGGCTACAAATGCGGGCTTCGATTAGGCGAGGCTTATGGATTATGTTGGAACGATGTGGATCTGATTAACAAAACAATTTCAATAAACCGTCAAATACAATGGGACGATAGCGGAAAACGGTGTTGGTATTTCTCAAATCCAAAATATGATTCCTTTAGGACAATAACTATAGACGACGGATTAACTGAGCTTTTGCGACGTGAAAAGCAAAGACAAGAAGAGTATCGTCGTTTTTTAAAAGACAAATTTATTTATTGGTTTGAAGATAAAGACGGAATATTGAACAACGAACATAGAGGTAAAAAAATACATCCTGTCTGTATAAGAAACGATGGCAGTTATATACAACCAAGAACAATGCAACATACCTCGATGATTATACACAAGAAGTTAGGTATTAATTTTACCTTTCACTCTTTAAGGCATACGCATTGCTCAATGTTGTTATCAGCAGGGGCTAAGCCTAAATATGTCCAAGAAAGGTTGGGGCATAAAAATATTCAAATCACATTAGGAATATACCAACATCTTACAAATGAAATGAAAGAAGAGGGTGACGATGTTCTTAATGATATTTTTGGCCACGAAGCCTAA